AAACCGCACCAGGCCATATTTCTTGCGCTTATCGTCAATGATCACTTGAGCGCCATAACACGGCACAACGGGGATATATTTACCCGCCATTGTCTTTTCTTCAAGAATCTCTAGTGAGGTGCATTTCATCCACTTCACTACCTTGCGAAAGCTGTCACGCTCATCCACCACCGTCAGACCAGATGCCTCTACACGCGCAAAGAAACTGTCTGAGTCTGCAAAGCCTGAAGTTCCATCACTCAATAGATACAGTTTGGCTCGTTCACGCTCAACATAAAAGAATTCAGCAACCCGAATGTCCTCTTTGGTGATCCATTCGGCTGTGTCATCACCAGCAGATCGCTGTTGGAAGTTAGCCCCGTCATCAGCGCCTGGGTAATACTCACGAAACACCTTCTTGTCCATCACCGTAGTGATCAGGCATCGTTCTGCGTCTGAGCCATCAGGCAAGATGGAATTGGGATCAAAATAGACCGTGAACGGGTTGTCAATGGTGTCAATAAAGATTTCCTGATCAAAGGAATCCTCACTTACATACCGTGTGTTGACGCGCCAGTAACCCCATCCCATACGAACGGCATAGTCAAATGCGGTGTCATAGGCAGTATCAGCGTTTGAGTTCACCTCAATGTGTCGGGTGATGCCCTCGATAACTTGGGCAATCTTGTAATCAGCCAGGTTGTTAACAGGGTGAACCTTGATTCGGGGACGTTGCATCCGTTGCTGATTAGTCACTTGACGGATGTAAGCATCAATCTTATTAATGGTCAAACATGGACGCGATTCAAGGTTTCGGCTGTTCTGAATCTCCACAGGCCATTGATCACCAGCGGCAAACTTAATGTCGTTTAGCGCCTCGGCGCGATTATTGGAGTCGGCATCGTTGACCAAGCGCCAGAATTTAATGGCATCGTTGATCTTGTCTTTATTGCCTGTTTCGTCTTGGTAAGCCATGTTCAGCCCTTTATTTCGTGCTTCATTATCTCATCAGCTCATCCAATTGCCAACAGTGGCAATCTGTGCTGACTTTTTGGGTTTAACAGGTTCTTTGATCATAAGGGCAATGTATCTGAATGCGTCTGCCCCGTGTGAATAGTGATCATGCAAGGGGTTGCGGCTGAACTGCCCTGTATCAGGGTCAACCTCATAGCGATAGTGTCTCAAACAAGCCAAGCCATCCGCAGTGTGTTCCCTATCAAAGTAACAGGTCGGGAAAATTGTCCTGGCAGCATTGATTGAGTCAAGCACTGGCACTCTTGGCATGATTTTGGTTTTGTAGCCTGCCGCCCTTACGATGTCATCAATTGTGCGACCAGCTGCTGCCAGGGTTTTGTTCTCCGCATCGTGCGGTAGCCAGATGGTGTCGTACACATACCCATAGGTCTGCATAGTAGCCAGGTAATAGCTGATCGTCTTTTGGCTGTCTTCAATGTATCGAATGAGGCGTGTTTCCATGCCCACAAACTGCAAAAACCAAATGGCTGTACTGTCTGACCATCCCAAGTCAAAGACAGCGTGTACAGGCTTTGTAGCGTCATAAGCCACACGGCAAATGCGCCCTTCCTTCTCGGCTTGCTGCATTTCTTTGGCAAAGATAGCCCCGTCCACTGTTTGTCGGCATAAACCTTCCCAGACCTGGTTGTAGGCTTCCTCATCCCTGATCTTGAGGGAATCTTTCTCAAGTTTGAGAGTTTCGGGAAACCAAGGGTTGTCGTACCAATTCACCTTCATAGTGATACTGTCAGCGGGTGGATTAGCCACAAACCTTTGGTAAGTCTCGTCTGTCTCCAACTCAGGGTTGAAGCTAACCCATATTTCGCTGCCTTCTTTACGAATGGTTGGGATAAGCACATTCCAACTGAGGCGGCTCACCGTTTGAGCCTCCTCCACCCAACAAATGTCCACGCCTTCATATGACTTTACATTGGCAATATTGTTTTTTAGACCGACAAAGCTGAACTCTGTGCCGTTCTTGCCTCGGATGCTGGCTTGCGTAATTTCATAAAAGCCAAGCAGACCCAGGCTTTCGATCTGGTCGCTTAACAGCTTATGCACCGAATCCCGCATGGAGGTCATGAACTCTCTGGCGCAAAGAATACGCAACGGGCTTTTAGCGCCAAGAATTAAAAGCGCTCTTGCAATTCCCCAAGACTTAGCGCCACCCCTGCCGCCATAGGCCACCTTGTAACGGCTTTTCTTAAACAGACCTTCCAGCTTTACAGGGAATTCTGCCCTTGCAATAGCGTCTTGGACTTCACTCATTTGGCTTTACAAAGGTAACCTGAATGCCCTGTAGTGGCTCACCATCTGCGCCTGTAACCTCGGCCTTAACCGTTTCAGACCAACGCATCTGGCTTTTAGTCCACCAGATCAGGCTAGTTGTGTCCCCTGCGGTGGCCTTCTGAAATAGCGTCTTGGCAATCTGCCCGTTGGCCTTGGCCTTGCCCATGTCTAATTCATGGCGGTAATACTTGCGAAGGGTTTTGTCATCAATACCCACCAACACGGCAATAGATTCGTGAGGCAAGCCTAATCCCGAACTGGATTCAACCAGCCGTTTACTGTCATCGGTGGGAATATGCTCGTGATTCATTTTATAGAGGGGAATTTAAGCAATTGCGGTTGGTTCTGTCAACAATACGGCTTTCTTGCCTGTGAAGTCTTCCCAACGCTTTACAATTACATCGCAATAGTGTGGTTCAAATTCCATCATGTAGCAAGTGCGGTTTGTCTTTTCGCAAGCAATAAGTGTGGAGCCACTGCCGCCAAAAAGGTCAAGAACTGTGTTGACTTTCTTAAAATAATCAAAAGACCATTCTGCAAGTGCTACAGGCTTTTGTGTGGGATGCACTCTAGCTTGTCCTTTTTCAGAATCTTTTACCAATCCCATCCATAAATGTCTAAACACCCGAATACTTGACCATTGCGATTTAACCCAAGCCATTTCAGCATCCGAATTTGTATTTTTATATTTGTCTTCTGTTCTTTTATCCCAAACAAACCAATTATTTGATTGTGGTAATGAATGGCAATAATAATTTGCGCCCCACCATACTTGTCTTGGAATCTGCAAAATACCTTCAACAATATTATATGCTTCTATTGCATAGTCAATTGTGTCATCTTTGAAATCAATATAATTTGCGCCTTTTGCAGTGATTTTTGCATTTTTATCACCTAAATTTCCTCTGCCTGTTCTTTGCCCGCTTTCATTTATTCCATAAGGCGGGTCTGTGTAGCAAAGATGAATTTTATTATTGTTAACAAGTTTTTCCACAGCGTCAATGCTTGTGGAATCTCCGCACATCAGTCGGTGGTTGCCCAACTGATATATATCTCCTATTTTGGTTTTTGGCTCATCAGGCACATCAGGAACGGCATCTTCGTCCGTTAGCCCTTCAATTAGTTCAGGCTCAAGCAGTGCGCTTAATTCTTTGGGGTCAAAGCCAAGCATCTCCAAAGCGAATCCATCTGCCAGCAAGTCATTCAACTCAATGGTCAGCATTTCATTGTCCCACCCTGCGTTTAAGGCTAGGCGGTTGTCGGCAATGATGTATGCCTTGCGCTGCGTGTCGGTCAGATCTGCAAGTTCAATGGTGGGCACTTCTTTGAATCCCAGCTTACGAGCAGCCATGAGGCGACCATGCCCCGCAATGATGCCGTTTGATCCATCTACCAGGATTGGGTTAGTCCAGCCAAATTCTTTGATGCTTGCCGCGATCTGTGCCACTTGTTCATCTGAGTGGGTGCGGCTGTTGTTTACATAAGGAATTAGCTCTGTGACTTTCTTTTGGGTTATTTTCACTTTTTGGGCTTTGGTTTGGCTTTTTTCTCAACTTCACGCTTTACAGAGTAAGCAATGGCAACCGCTTGTTTAGGCGGCTTGCCTGCTTCAATTTCTGCCTTAATGTTGGCCTTCAATGCCTTTGGGGTCATTGATGCAATTAAAGGCATTACGATGCACCGTGAATGATTGCATAGTTGATGATCACGGCTTCAGAATAAGAAGTCGATGCGGTCAAGTTACGCAACGTAATAAGAGCTGATCCCGCTGCCAAATACGAAACATAGGTCGTATAAGCGCCAAGAGCACTACCAGTGGTATTGCTAGACACGCACACAATAATCGTGTCATTGATTGAAATCAAGCTGTTAGTCAGGATAAAAGACACAGCAGTGGCTCCAGCCAAAGCAGCGTTATTCATTGTGATGCGACCAGCAGACTTGTTTAAAGTTACGCCTGTAGACTTATCTGTCAACTGGGTGACAGCGCCTTGTCCAGCTGCTGAATAACCGATTTCTGCGGTTGCGTAACAAGTAGAAAATTCGGGGTCTTGGTAGGCTACGCCTGTTGCTAC